ACAACTTAATATCTTCTCCTCTCTTAAGGGTTCTGCTCACATACTGGGTAGAACCTTTTTTATATGGCATGATTCTATTAATGTCTTCAATAATAAGTTCAAGATACTCAGGTTTAATCAGATAGATGTTTCTTTTTAACTCCTCTTTACGAACTTCATACGTATAGTTTGTAACTGCATCTACTTCATTCACTCTTATCACATAAGCATCTCGCTTTTCGTCAAAGTATTCAATTTTGAAATTTTTTTGAACCTTTAATCCTTTTGGAACAACTATTTCTCCAGCGTCATTTTTAAGTTCTCTTGTTTCATAATGATGAATGTTATTTGATTTTTCAATGTCTCCGTATTTTTTTATAAGAAAATCATTGAATGCCATTTGTGTCATAGGCCATTCCGTCTGTACGTTCATGATATTGTTGGATAGAAGAACCACCCAATCAAGTGTCTCATCATCGTAGATATCAAACGCAACATTGTCTGGGCGATCATCTCCCTCTATCTTATAGAGAGTAAAATATGCTAAGTTTTTAAGAATATCCTCACGAATTTTTACACGCTTAAATAGATTCTTAACTGTGTTATAGTCACCAATACTTTTGCCATCAGAATCTCTGTTGACATAATCAAAATCTGGAACTTGTCTAAAGTAACTTGCCATTAGAAACCTATCTGAGTATCAGTATCGCTATCAAGTTTTGTATAATCATCATCGGTAATTGGATCAAGTTCTTGGAAACTTAAATCAATTTTGTATTGAGTCATCGTTCTTGTAGGATCATCGTATGACATATACGTGTTACCATTACCATATGTTGTATTTAGATCTGTCAATGCACAATTTTTAATTTTACCTATTGATGGATGATCACCTTCAGTATTACCCAATTGATATTTTATTGTGAATATATTGGGACTTACTACAAAAATATTATCGGTTGATTTTTTGACAGACATTCCTTGCTTGAAGAATCTAATAATCTTTTTGATTTGTGCTGCCTCAGTTCCACTTCTAGCAGACATTGTAAATGAGAAATTGAAACTTCTCAATGTAGGTGCTTGAAAAAGCAACTCCATGTTTGGATTAAGTATACCTCCACCAAGTCTAGAAAATAGATTAGTTCCAGTAAATTGTTGTGCTAATCCAATTCTCAATGCTGAAACGATATTTTTTCCTGAATCTGATCCAAGGGCAGCTGCAAGTTGATCTGGTGTCATAGTCATGGCATTTCTTAAAAAATCTGCACCAGCTTGTGCTGCAGCAACTGGGTTCAAAATTGCACCAACTCCTGCCGCTTGAAGGACATTGAGATTTTCACCTTCAAACTTGACAGAATTTTTATCGCTAATACCGCCGGGAATCGGTAGTGTAACAGATCCCTCTATTCTTTCAGTTGATCTATTTGTTATTTGTAGTGGATCAAAATTACCTCCGTCAAACCTTATTGATCTTTGTCCAGAAATATATCGCATACCAAATTTGATTCTATCTTGCTTTGAAGATCCAATGTCTTCAGGATAGAAAAGATCCTCATATGCTTTTCTTCTTTTACCTTGTATAGATAAAGGCACATTATCACTAGTCAGATTTAAATTAGAGAAAACTTCTTGCGCTACGTTGGTGATATTTTGCACCTGTTGCTGTAAAATATTTCTAGGCACATCTGTACCTTTATCGAGAGCATTTAATTGTTCTAAACCTAATTGATTTTTTAGTGATGTATTTCCGGGTTTCGCGTACTCTTTTTGAAAATCAAGATCTGCATAAATTGTGTCATTATCACCATCTCTTACCGTAACAAAATATTTTCCATTACCATCATCAGTTACAAGTGTGGGAGTTGTTAAAAATCTTTGATCATAAAGTGTTTTAGATATTTTTTCTTGAGTAACAGTTTTTTTCAAACCATTATCATAAGTTGAAATAGTTCTGTAACGGCGATCCTTTACCGCACCGACTCCCTGTATTTCTTTACTTTTTATTTCTGCCATTATTCAAGGAGTTTTTTCTATTTAGATGTTCTTTATATAATAAGCATAAGGTATATCAAGGATTGTCTGTATTTCACTTTGTCTGACTATATGTAGTTGTCCAGGGATCTCTTGCCATGTATAATTTCTAATTTTATCCCAGTGAAAATTGATTCCTCTGAACCCCCAACTGAATACATCAGTGACACCAACTAATGGATGTTGATCATATTCAATCCTTGGTGTCTTAGCATTGTATATAAACGTATAAGTTTCCCCCACATCTGGAATAATAACAGTTTCATTTAAGATGCCTGTTATCTCAATCATCATCTCTTCAGGATCGCCCAAATCTCTGATTGAATCTTTGACACGTTCTAATCTATTACTACCAACCTGCCTTTCAAACTCAAAATCATCTTCCATACTTGATACCTAATTCGTCTTCTGTGATGATTTTAAATTCTATTCTTCTATCAGCACACCATTCACGAGCTGACTTCCACTTCGCTTGATTGATTGCATAAGTTTTGCACTCAAATAATGATGACTTACTTGTAGGTTTCTTTGTTTGCTTCTTAGGTTTAACTTCAATAACATATGTTTTTACTTGTCCTGTACTTTCTTTAACCTTTATGATAAAATCAGGAAAGTATCTGTGAACTCTACGATCAACGGGAGAGACATATGGTATAAAGAATTCTTCACTTCCCCACTCTAGAATATTTTCTGTCAAGTCACACCACTTACAGAAGCGACGTTCCCAGTTACTTCTGCATATAATATTGTTAGCATTCCCCTTATATTTTTGAGGATTGGAAGGACTGTAAATACTTTTCTTACTAACTCCCATACATAATATATACGGTAAAAACTATTTAGATGGCAACGCCCAATCCTAAACCAAGAAATGTTGCTGATTTAAAAGCAAGTATTTTAAATCCATCCCTTACATCTACATATGAATGTCATTTTAGTCCACCTCCTTTAGTAAGGCAGTGGATGAATTCATCAAATATTGGGGGTGCTATTGATGAAAATAAACTTACTTTATCATGTAGAGAGGCTGCACTTCCTGGCACATCATTAGCAACTCATACGCTTGATAATGATAGGACTGGTGTTACTGAGAGGCATGTATATAGAAGGCAATACGATACGACAGCATCATTTACTTTTTATGTGGATAAAGACTATGATAATCTTTTATTCTTTGAAAATTGGATTAAGTTTATAGTTAATGAAACACAACCTAATAGAGCATTAACTGACAGTTATAATTATCGGGCAAATTTTCCTAAAGATTATAAAACAAATATCTACATAAGAAAATTTGAAAAGGATTATAAAGGTAGAAGCATTTATTATATTTTTAACAATGCATATCCTATTTCAATAAATCAAATGCCTCTTAGTTATGATACATCTCAAATTCTTTTATGCACGGTAAACTTTAACTTTACACGTTATCTTGTTAAAGATGTAAATGTAGAAGAATTAGAAGATGGTGATGGAATTGATTTAAATAATTTTCTTGGTGTTCCCGTTCCTCCGTATCTTAGACCTGCAACATTTCCAGACAGTCCATTTAGAATTATTCAAAATAACTTTGAAAATCCTATCGTTTAGGATTTGATAATAAATACTCATACTGAATAACATATCATGCCTTTACCAAAAATTTCTACACCAACATATGAGTTGGAATTGCCTTCAACTGGGAAAACAATTAAGTATCGTCCTTTTCTTGTTAAAGAAGAAAAACTTTTAGTTCTTGCACTTGAAAGTGATGATTCAAAAGAAATCACAAATGCTGTTAGAGCTGTTCTAAAGGATTGTATTCAGACACGCGGTATCAAAGTAGAGAATCTTCCTACTTTTGACATTGAATTTTTGTTTCTTAACATTCGTGGTAAGTCTGTTGGAGAAGACATTGAGGTTAGTGTACTGTGTCCTGATGATGGGGAGACATATGGAGAAGTAAAAATTAGCATCAATGATATCCAAGTATCAAAAGATGAAAAGCACAGTAAGACAATTAAACTAGATGATAAGTTGATGATGGAGATGAAATATCCTACTCTTGATCAATTTGTTAAAAATAATTTTGATTTTGGTGCTGAAAATGGAAGTGAAATGGATCAATCTTTTGAATTGATTGCGTCATGTATTGATAAGGTATTTTCTGAAGATGAAGCATGGACAACTGAAGACTTTACCAAAAAAGAAATCACGGATTTTCTTGAGCAAATGAATTCTGCTCAGTTTAAACAGATTGAAAATTTCTTTACATCCATGCCTAAACTTAGTCATGAGGTTGAAGTATTGAATCCTAAAACAAAGAAAAAAAGCACTGTGGTTCTTGAGGGACTCTCTAGTTTTTTCGCCTAGCACTCTCCCATATGAATTTGGAGAGTTACTTCAAACTTAATTTTTCTTTGATTCAGTTTCATAAATACTCACTAACAGAGATAGAAAATATGATTCCTTGGGAGAGAGATGTTTACGTTGAACTCCTAAGATCTCATTTGGAGGAAGAGAAACTTAAAATGCAACAGCAGCAGGGGCAATGAATCTAGACGATCTTTTAAAGTCAATCAGAGAAGAAGATGATGACTCTAAAGGAGCGAAGATAGATCCTGAAAAGTTTTTAAAAAGAAAAACTTTTGAAAATCCTTTGAAGGGACAGAGATTTACTGCTCCTTCAATTCCTTCAGCAGGATCGAGACTTAAACCTCAACTTAAACCGGTTGTTGTAACTCCTGATGTTAAAAATGTTGATAATGATAAGTTACTTCCTTCTAGTTCGGTTTTAGAACAGTATAATAAAAAAATTGATGAACTTATTGAAGTTATCAGAGAAGATAATCAACTCGAATTAAATAAACAAAGAACGGATCAATTACAAAATCAAAGAAATTTAAGACAGCAAAGAGAAAAAAGAATTGAATTAGGGAAATTATTTAAATCATCCTTAAAGGAACTTACAAAAAGAACTAAACCATTTGTTGGTTTCTTTGATAGATTAAAAAACTTTTTAGGACTAACGTTACTGAGTGGATTAATTTCAGTTCTCTATAATTTTTTCAAAGATCCTCAGAATGTAGATAAAGTAGAAGCAATCAGAACATTCCTAGTCAATTACTGGCCTGCTGTTTTAGGTGCTGTTGCATATTTCTTTACACCATTTGGTTCACTTGTTAATTTTGTGATAGGAACTGTGGGTAAATTCTTAATTAAATTGGGATTGCTTGCTGCTAAACATCCTATTCTTGCTGCAGCACTAGGTGTCGGCATAGGTACAAAGATCATGATGGACAGATCTAAAGCAGTAGCAGAAGAAATAATAGAAAGGAAAGAGAAAGAAGCAGGAAGAGAATTAACTCCTAAAGAACAAGCAGATGAATTAAGTAAACCAAGTAGTATTCTTGAGTCATTCGTTAAATATGTATTACCTAGTTTAATTGGCAGACCGGTTGAAGGAAGATCTGGTGGTGGACTTACAATGGGGACAGATACTGTCCCTGCATTATTAACCCCTGGTGAATTCATTATGAGTAAAGGTGCCGTTCAAAAGTTCGGTGTCGGTACAATGATGGCAATGAATAAAGCTGGAGGAGGAACTAATCGTCCTAAATTTGGAAGAGTATTAGGATTTCAAGGTGGTGGATATGTTGATTTTGCTAAGGAAATGGTTAAACAACATGAGGGATATAATATAAAAGATGGAATGCATCATGCATATCGTGATAGTAAAGGACTTCCAACGATAGGATATGGACATCTAATTACACCAGGTGATGGATATTCTATGAGTTCCAGAATTTCTCAGAAAGAAGCAGACTCATTATTTGATAAAGATTTTAAATATCACAGAAAACATGCAGAAAAAATACCTGGTTTTGCAAAGGCAAGCGATCAACAAAAAGCAGCACTTATTGATTTGACATTTAACATGGGTCCATCATGGCATGTAGACTTTCCAGGATTTGTAAAAGCATTTGCTGCAGGTGATTATGAAACTGCTGCTAATGAAATAAGATATAAAGATGCTTCATCTCCCAACTTACAAGATAGTAAATACTACAAAGACGTTAAACCGCGAAGAGGAGATCCAATCATAAGTCTAATCAGAGGGACTGGAGTTGGAAATGCACCTCACTTAAAGCAAGCTGAAAAATTATTACCCGTGGATGGAGATCCTAAAACTCAATCACCACCGACTCCTCAAACTCAATCACCACCGACTCCTCCTCCACTACAAACACCTAAATCTTCAGACTTTTTAGGTCCTGCTTTTGGTACTGATGTTGATGCATATGTAAATGCCCCAAGAAGAGAGTACCAAAGATTTGGTAGACAAATAGAGATGCAGATGAGAAGATTTGTTCTACCAGTTGGAACACCAAATGTTCCTACATCATCCAAAACAATTTTCCTTCCACCAGTCGAAACAGAAAAACCACAAACTCAGCAACAAAATACAGTTGAAGTACCAAACTTTAAGATACAATCTGGTGCTCAAATGCGTGGTTTGATTTCTAAATCTCTTAATATCGCTGACTTGGTAGGTGCATCATGAATAGATTATCTAATCTTACATTTGCAGTTAGTACTTATAAGAAAAATTTTCTTATAAGAAAGAAGAGATTTTCTCTTGAAAAATTAGGCATCCTAAAACAGAGAAGAATTGACAGAGAAAAAAGAATTGAAGAGAAGCAAAAGTCTCAAAAGATTAAAAATAAGGGAGGTAGTATTCTTAAGAAGTTTGATTTTTTTGATAATGTAAAAAGATTTTTAGCGTTCACATTAGCGGGATTAATTTTAAGTAATCTTGATAAGATCATTCCAATCTTTCAAGAGATATTTAAAAAAATTGGTGAGATAGTAACAGGTATAAAAGATTTTGTTGAGGGAACGATAGGATCTTTAAGATCTTTTATTCAAGGATTTAATGACACTAAACAAAAATTTGAAGATCTTATCAACCCAATTCTTCGATCAGATTTTTCAAACTTCGATCCGTTTCAAAATAAATTTGGTGCGTTACTGAATGCGATATTAGGTATTGCGAATACAATCTTTGGATTATATGAAACGCCACGGGCTCCAGCTGCGGCGTTCCTCAGAAGACCTTCTGTACCAGCAACTGCATTTCGAGCGAAGTCGCTGACTGAGCGAGCAGCAAAGCAAGCAGCAAAGAAAACTGTTGCAAGAAAATTAGTCCCTAGAGCAACAACATCTTTAAGTATGATGGAGCAATCATTAGCTTCTATTTCAGGACAGTCTATTAAAGAAGTAGAAGAATTTTCTAAGAAAAAAGTAGTTAAAAAATTAACCACGACAACTGCAAGGGAAAGTGCTGAAGCATTGGTTGGTGCAGCTGCAAAAGGACAACCAACTGGATCTCCTACACCGCCAGTGCCACCACCGAGAGGAATATCACCATTATTCTTAGCTGATAAAAATCCAAATGCAACTAGTGTTGGATCAAGAATTTCTGAATTAGCAAGAAGACAACTAAATCAATTTGATTTACAAGAATTACAAGAACTACGTGAATACGCTAAAAAGAAAGGATTTACTGAATCAGTTAGTCGAATTGATGATCTTACAAAACCAGTAAAACGTCTTAAAGTTAAAAGGTTTACAATGCCTGACTCTAGTGGCACAAGTAAACCTCAATTAAAACCAGGTATTAAGGGAGAAAATCTTTTAAAAAGAATGAGTGGATACTTCAAACCATCTACTTTTGCTCAAATCAGAAACATGGCTGCAACTTTTGGTATAGGAGTAGCATTTGAATTTGCAGCATTCTGGGCATTAGATAGAGTGTCTGAGGCAGTTGGACTTGATTTCAACAGTCAAGTAAGGGCAAGGGTTGACAGATTTATAAAAATGGATGATGCTGCAAGAAAAGATTATATTAAACTTTTAAATAATGAACTAGAAAAAGAACTTGAATATCAAAAAAGTTTTTTAGGAGTGACAGATAAAGTTATAGCCTTAGGAGGTGATACCGTGAGTGATAGAAAAGCAAAATTAATAGCTGGAGTGTTGACTGCCATAGCTTCCACTGGACTTTCTCCAGTTTATGGAGATCTTTTATCATCAGTTGATATACCAGATTATCTTAGGGGAGATGTTCCAACTGAGTTCAATCCTTCAACCCCTCCCTCAGTTGTTCCACAACAATTTAAAAAAGGAGGAACTTATTTCCTATTACCTAAATTAGTTTCTCAATCTAAACTACCATCATTACCACCCACAGGCACTGGAAGCCCAGCACTTGCTGCTGCACAACAATACGGTGCTAAGCGTCCTGGTGGTAGATTACATGCAGGACAAGATTTTGATCCTGCTGATGATAAGAATAGTAAGTTCTATTCACGAATAGGTGGAGAGGTAATTTACGCTCAAAATGCAGGTGGAGGGTACGGAAACGTTGTAGATATCTACAACAAAGATCTTGGATATACTGAAAGAATCGCTGAAGGTGATAGGATTCATGTAAGGGAGGGACAATTTGTAAAACAAGGTGATCTTGTTCAATCTGGATCAACGTTCACTGGTGTTTTTCATTATGAAATTAGAAAAGGAAAGGCAACTCATTCTGGATCATTTGCTGGGACTGTTGATCCTCTTAAATTCCTAGAGCAATTAAAAAATAATTCACAACTTCAATCTTCAATCAAACCACCTTCTTCTCAACTAATTAGTAGTGCATCTGGATTAAATCAACCAACCACTTATTCTCAAAGTGGAATGATGACAAACAATCAAGTCATAAATTATGTGCTTCCAATCAAAGTACCTGTTCCAGTTTAATAAATGAACGACAATAAACCATTAACACATAAAGTAATATCAGTTACATCTAATGAAAGTAATCAAAAGGTGGATGTTCGAGGAGGTGTTCCTGTATTAGAATACAGAGAGAGTGTTTTGTGTCCTTATATTATTATCGACTTAAGCATCATTGATACAGGTACATCGACATCTGCTTCACAAACGATTCCTAATACATTAGGTGGTGGAGGAAGAGGAACAGTTGGAATTTTAGAATCAATTAAACTTCAAGGAACTGAGAAATTTGATTTAAAATTAGAAGATCAATATGGAAATCAAATTGATTTAACTAATGATGAATTAAGAGTAGCCAAAACAATTTTTGCTTCAATTGGCACTAGAACTTCATCTTGCTCTGTTAGAGTTGTATCAAAAGAAGCATATGATAATTGTCTTTATAAAAATAGAATGAGAGACATATATAATGGAACAGGTGACAGTATTATAAGAGCGGCATTAAAAAATCTTGGCACTAATAAAGATCTTTTTGCTGATACAACACAAGAAACTATCTATAAGCAGGGAGAGGGTAAATATCCATTTGAAATGTGTTTAGATGTTCAAAAAGTTTCAATTCCTGAAGGGATTGATAGTGCAGGTTTTCTTTTTTGGGAAACATCAAAGGGATATAATTTTAGATCTCTTGATAAAATGTTTGAAAAAACTGGTAAAAGGATAAAAAAATATGTTGAAACAGGATTTGCTGATGGTAAAGTCTATCCTGGATTTAACGGAAAAATATTAAAATCTAGTTTTAATAAAATGACTGATATGTTAAATCAATTTGAGGAGGGTGCTTATAATTCTAGACTTGAGTTATTTGATATCTTAAGTGGTGATAGAACATATTCAGAAACAACAAGAACAACTCCTCCTGATGGTAATGGTGTTATAGCTGGAGCTAACATACCGATTTTAGAACAACAATATAGAGATGAACCCACCGCTGAATTGCGCAGAACTAGAGATGATGGGCAAAAAGTTGATCCTGCAAAGTCTTTAACTGACACAATAGGTGAGGTTAGTTTTGATATTGTTAACACAGCACAACAATCAATTCAAAATTATAGGCAAAAATTTAATTCATCGCTTAATATAGTGATTGATGCAGATCTATCACTTAGTGCCGGTGATCTTGTTGAGTGTAAATTTCCTGAGACTGCCCAAAAACCGTCTCCACGATCAAGCACTCAATATAGTGGCATATATATGATAGCGGATTTGTGTCACTATAGTACGCCAACACAGGCGTTTACTGGTTTAAATTTAGTACGCGATTCTTACGGAGTTAAAACCTAATGGAAAGCATCGAAAAGCATATCGAGAAGGATAAGGAAATCCTT